GAATGACTACTATGATCTACTTAATGATACTAGGGTTCTTTTTAATTGTGCTCTACAAGATTGGGTGTCAAACACAGTTAGTGAAGCCGACACACTTGGCGCTAATGTTCTGTATCCTGCTTATCGCAGCTTTCCTGAAACTTTTGCCAATGATCACGAACGACTTTATGTCCCTTGGAGCCTAGATGATGCTGTACAGAAGTTAATTCCATTACTGCGTCATCCACATAAAAACATGGGTCGAATCAGTGACTACAACGACGGTACCATTGATCGTATTTGTGATATCTTAGCGGGCAAAGGCGAGCATATGTTGCGTATGTCTAAGGACTATAGAAAGCATGTAGCGCCAGCTAAATATTAATATATAGGAGGTGTATGATGCGTACCTTGATTACTAGTATGATTGCAGCCAGTCTATTAACCGTGGCTATGCCAGTCGAAGCTCATGGAACTAGACACATGGTAGCAAGAGGGTGGCACCACGCACCTCCAGTATATAGAAATTATTGGGTAGGTCCTGCCATTGTAGGCGGTGTCATTGCTGGTGCCGCCCTTAGTCATTACGCTAATCCGTCTGTGGTTTATGTGGAAACTGTGCCAGTTCAACGAGCTGCTCCTATTTGTACAGAGTGGCGTGAAGTGCGTACTGAAGATGGTCGCATAATTCAAGAGCGTACCTGCACACAGCAATAAGTAATTAGATAATCAACAAGCCCAAGACAGGGCGGAGGTTCAATGTCAAAAACAATCATTATCACAGGTGCCGCCGGTTATGTAGGCGGACATACTGCCTTACGATTCAAAGAAGCCGGATATACTGTAATTGGCGTAGATAGAGCAATAACTATTCCTGCTGCTATAGAACACTTAGATGAATTTCTTTGTACAGACTTTGTGGACATAGTAGATTACTGTGCTCCGCTTAGAGAAGCCGGTGCTATTATTCATTGTGCAGGTACCAGTCTAGTGGGGCCTAGCCTATCCAATCCAGGTGAATACTACAATAACAATACTGCCAAAACTAATCGCATGTTGGCGTGGCTAGCCGATAAAGGTTGGGCAGGTAGTATTATTTTCAGTAGCTCGGCTGCTATATACGGTAACTATGCTCATTGTCCTATTGCTGAATCATCAGCATATAAGTCTACACCTATTAATCCTTATGGTTGGTCTAAGTTAATGACCGAACGTGTCATAGCAGACCACTGTAATGCACATGGGTTTCGTGGTATCAGTCTGCGGTATTTTAATGCCGCTGGTTGTGATCCCGAAGGTAGAATGGGTTGTGCTCAAGATGGCACTCACCTAGTTACTCGTATCGTAGATGGTACTCTAAGTGGCAACGAAATTGTTATTTTCGGTAACGATTATGATACTAGAGACGGGACCTGTGTACGCGACTACATTCATGTATCAGACCTAGCCGATGCTCATTTAGAAGCAGTATGTTTGGCAGAAGGCATGAAGACCGGAGAACATCGTAGTTATAACTTAGGCACAGGGCGTGGATACAGTAATCGAGAAGTTTTAGAACAAGTTGCTGCCTATGCTGGTACTAAGTTAAATTGGCGGTTTGGTCCAAGGCGTGAAGGGGATCCTGATCAACTATATGCAGATCCACGTAGGTTCATGCAAGATACAGCCTGGCGGCCAAGTCATAGTAGCATAGCCGATATCGCTAGTACAACATTTAATTGGATGAAAAAAACCTATTATAACAATTGACACAGCGGTCTAAATACATTACACTTACACATATGGCAATCCTCTGCCTTATCATCGGAGAACAATTTGAATCACAATCAACAACTAGTAGAAGAAGCACCTTACCATCCTGGCTATGAAGGTGCTGTATTTGGTAGACCCATGAGCGAAGTAATTCGTGACAGGATCCGCCAAGCAGGAGCCAGATTCCACGCTAACGACAACATCGCAGACTACATCAACAGCGACGAAGAAATCAATCGCTTGGTTGATGAGGTCGCTGGTCAATTTCAGGGTGTACTAAATAGTTTAGTAATCGACACTGTTAATGATCATAACACGCAAGACACTGCAAGGCGTGTGGCTAAGATGTTTGTACGTGAGACTTTTAGTGGACGGTATCGTTCAGTTCCTAAAGTCACAGCATTTCCCAACTTGGGCTATAAAAGCCTTTATACCACAGGACCAATTAGTATCAGATCAACATGCGCTCACCATTTTCAAAATATCGTTGGACGATGCTGGGTGGGGATAGTGCCCGAAGGCGAAGTAATTGGTTTGAGCAAATTCAACAGGCTCGTGCATCACATCTGCGAGAGACCGCAGATCCAGGAGGAAATGACCACACAGATTGCGTCTGCACTCCGCGACTATGCTCGGACCGAAAATATTGCCGTCGTAGTGAAAGCTGAACATCATTGCATGACCATGCGTGGTGTGAGGGAGCATGAGAATGACATGGTTACTGCTATCATGTTAGGTGCTTTTGAAACAGACCAAGCACTAAAGAAAGAGTTTTATGACATACTAAAACTTAATCGTTAAAAGCTGGATTTTGCGACATGACAACTAAATATATTATAGGAGGTCGTCATGTCAAGTTACTTTTATATTATTCAGTTTGTATTGACAAAACAATATTACGCAGGTAGTAGATATACCAAACGATTAAATGAGAATAGTATCAAGAATGATCTTTGGCACAGGTATTTTACTTCATCGAAACTAGTCAAAATGCTCATTAAAAAATTTGGTAAGGAATCTTTTGTAATTAAAAAAATAAAAATTTTTCAAGATCAAGATAGCGCCAAGATTTACGAAACGCGATTTCTAAAAAAAATTAATGCAAAACTAAACCCTAAGATGCTAAACCAATCTAACGCAGTATTTGAAAATGCTCCTGAATTACAATGGATCACTGATGGTATTGTTAGCACTATGATTCCAAAAGGCAAGCCTCTAATTCCAGGTTTTAGATTAGGCAGAACACAAAATCCTAAAAAAATTACCAAATCTAGAGGACCCAAAAACAAAACTCATGTTATCGATATTAACACTAACAATCACATTATGATTCCAAAAGATGAATTCGACCCTTTACTTTACCGTAGGCCGAATCTAGCACATAACAAAGATAGAATTTGGATTTATAACGCACTAACAAACGAATCAAAAATTGTGAAGAATTTAAGTGAAATCCCGCCTGGTTGGCATAAAGGTAACCCTCGTAGAAAGAGTAGCGTTTGGTATCATGATCCTATTACCCAAGTTAATTACCAAGTAAAAGACGGTGATGATCCCTTACCTAATCTTAAAAAAGGAAGATTTTACCCATTTGCTTGGTACACTAATCCGTTAACAAATGAAAATATTTTGTGTAAAATAACTGATAATCCGCCCAATGGATTTATCAAAGGAAGAAACTTATCAATGAAAGGACATGGATAATGGCGACTAAGAAACCTGCTGCTAAACCAGCAGCCGAGCCTGCTGCTAAGAAAGCATCAGCAAAGAAGGCACCAAAAGCCGATTACCCAAAGGACGATGGTGCTTTAACTAAAAAACAAGTTAAGCAGGTTGCAGAGTCAGCACCCAAGGCTAAAAAACCTTCCAAGGTTAAGACTGAACTAGTTGAAGTCAAGCCCGAAGAACCTGGAGTATATGTAGGCAACTATAGTGTACGCACAGTTCATCCCAGTGGTAAGGTTGACTTTGCCATTGATTGGGATCGGCTCAGAGAGTACATGAAAACTGTTTAAGTAGTAAGTGGACTTTGGCTTTCATCCCACTCTAAATATTCTGCAAGTCATCAAACTTACTCAATACAAGGAGGCAAGAGATGACCAAGTTTGAACCAGTAGTATACAAATATACCAGCACTAAAGAGTATCACGATGCTTTTCCATGTGCGTATCGACAGTGGCGAGCAGATAGCCACTGTAACATGATACACGGTTATAGTTTTTCAATGAAGTTTTACTTTGGTACCAACGAACTAGATGTACGTAACTGGGCTGCCGATTATGGTGGCCTTAAGGAACTCAAGAAGATCTTAGAAGACCAATTTGATCATACCTTATTGGTAGCTCGTGACGATCCCGAATTCGAAACATTTAAGTTGCTGGAATCAAAGAAACTTGCTAAACTCACAGTACTGCCTAAATTAGGTTGTGAAGGCTTAGCCGACATGTTGTACAAATATGTCAATGGTGTTTACATTCCTGAAATGTGGGGACTGGGCGAGCATAATCGCTTATGGTGCTATCGTGTGGAAGTAAGAGAGACACAGAGTAATATGGCTTTCAGAGAAGGTCATAGAGAATGGAACGAAGACCTTTTCGAAGGCCTATAA